CTCGTATCTTCCGTCTTTAGCTAGGTAGGGATTATCCTGTAACCTAGCGGGTATAAACTTTCTCGTGAGGCCATCTGAGCCTCTAAAGCTTTGGTTGGGCGGTGCGGGGTCAATATACCGCTTCTTTACCCAGTTAGCTCCAGAACCACCGGGATTGGCTGTACATCGCATGTACGTTTCAATCTCTGGGTCGGTAGTACGTAACCGTGAAGCTAGGTAGTTCCAAGCAAACTCTGTGGGGAGATGTGTAATCTCGTCAAAGCCTATAAAACTATATGCTTGACCTTGGTAGCGATATACATCTGCATCACGCTCCAAGAACCCAAACTCCATCTTTGCTCCGCTTGGAAATATCCAAAGCTTTTCTACTTCTTTGTACTTAGCACCGGGAAATGCTTTAGGATACAGCTCCCGACTCTTATCAATAAGTTCTCGCAGTTCCGGCATAGAGCGTCTGATAATCAGTGCTCGGTGTGCAGGACGGTGTGCGAATCTCAGGGGGTCAATAAGCATGGCGTATGACTTACCACCTCCTGCTGCTCCACCGTACAACACATCCGTTTCTCCGGCTGCGAGGAAGTCTTCCTGTGGGCCTTCGTTAGCCTTAAAGATAACATTCTCTTGTGCTTCAGCTTGCAGAGCTGATGGAATGTCGTCCAACTCATTGGCGCTTACGAGCTTTGATTCGTTCTCGTTTTCGAGCTTGCTAAGAGTCTTTTTGGTTTTCTTTATAGACTTCTTATAATTATCTATTTTATTTTGGGCTGCTTTGAGTTTCTTTTCTTTTTGTTTTACGCTTCTCTTTGCAGCTTGCTTGGCTTTGGTTTCTGAGTGGTATGTGTACCCTCTGCCCTTTGAGCCTTTTGGTCTACCACCTTTCTTGCGGGGAGTACCATCAGCTTTTAGCTTGAAGTTGCCTTCCTCGTCTTTTAGGTAGTTATCGGGATTTAGTTCCCAATCTTTCATTACGCTTCTTTCCTTTTATCGGCTATCTTCTTTAAGCCCATATGCGAAATGAAACGTCCTGTTTTGTGTTCAAGAAATAATGATGCTTCTCGTAAGCTTAGTGTTCTATCATTAATCATTGTAATCATTTTGTCCAATTCTTCTAGTTGCTCTGGAATTGGATTAAGTAATTCTGTGTTGTCTTCGTCTAGCTTGTAGCCAAATGGAATTGTACTACTCGACCTCCGTATACTCTCCATCTATAACTACCTCCTTTTTCGCGGGAATGACGAATAAACCACCACCTGTGTTTACGTTTACGTCTAACCTTTCGGTTTTGCCAAGTCCTACACGGTCTAGTATTTGCTGTGCAGCTTGTATACGCATATTAGCTTGTGGTACAGGTTCAGGGCTATCCATAATCTGAATTAACTTAGAAGCTGCTTTAGGGGCATTCAGAGCCATTATATTTGTAGCGATGTCTAGTATCTCAGACTTCAGTGCTTTGACTACAGCGTAATGTGTGCCTTCTGCATATCCTGCTAATTCTGCTGCATGTCTAACATCACCACCACAAGTAGTAAGATTATCTAGAAACGCTTGTTGCTTTGTGGTCAGTTGTTTGTCAGGCATTTAGACTTCCTAGTCATTTAAACTCTATATACTATAGTATACCCGTAATATTGAGGTTTGTCAAGTTTTTTATAACATATATGCCTAAAAATGTACATTTATAGCATATATATGTACATATAAGTGTAGACCTGCAAATAAATGAAATAAAACTTGACAAGAGGCTGATTTACGGGTATAATAGATATTAAGCCCAGCGGGGTTATATACATATATCCTGCACCCCTATTTACCTACCCTTTAAAGCCCTTGGAAGCCGCCCGACTTCCCAGACCTTGCCCCTCCCTTTGAAGCCTTTTAAGCTGCGGCACAGTCTGGTTTACATGGCATATCTCCGTAAAATGTATAAGATTGTGTATATATCCCAGTACCCCCCCATGGCCACTTGCCCCAGTCTTTTAAAAGCTCCATAGAGCTTCTTAAAAGCTGGGTCAGAGACTCAGAAGCTCTCCAAAGACTTTGAAAGTCTTCAATCCCAAGCAGAGATGCCCACGGCTGTGAAGACTTTTAAAGTCTTTTAGGATTTTCTAGTTTACAAAACTAGAGAGAAGCTGAAAAATCTTTAAAGCTTTAGCTTTGTTCAAAAAACTTCAGCATCTTCAGCAACTTACAAGCTTTTTGAGCAAAGCTCAATTTAGTGCTTCCAGACTTTTAAAGTCTGCTGAGTCTTTATCGCCTACAGGGAAATCCGTAAGGATTTCTGCCGGAAAAATTAGTATCTCCATAACCTATAAAAGGTTATGGAGATACTAAAAAAGTATTCCTTATTTTTTAGTTAAAAAGAAGTCACTTGTGACTTTTTAACTAAAAAATAAGGAATACTAATATGGCCAACTCAAACTTCAGCAAAATCGATTCAAACAAAATTGCTACTTCTCGACAAGTCTTTGCCGTAGCTTCTCACTTTGCTAATATCCAAGCTTCCTCTCCATCGGAGAGATATGGATTGACCAAAGTCTTTAATGCAGTGCTTAATAAGCACTATAAAGACTCTGATAGCTTTATGACCCATTCTGATGTTTCAGAATGGTTTGAATGGGATTGTGTTCCAGAGCAGTTCCTTCATATGATTTCTACCAAGAAATCAAAAGCGAAAACCAAGCCAAAAGCAAAAGCAAAATCAAAAGCTAAAACAGATTGGTCTCGACCCTCTAAAGAGGCTTTAGATATTGTTGCTAAAGTAGAAGCAAAACAAAAAGCAAAGCCAAAGGCTTCCAAGAAATCAACTACTTTGACTCAACGAGTTGAGGCAATGGAAGCTACTCAAGCTAAAATCTTAGAGCTTCTTGAAGCTATCGCTAAATAAAATCTATCGGGAGGGCTTCGGCTCTCCCTTTTTTTGTCTTTAAATTCTATTAATTTTAAAGGATATATAATCTATGAAAAAAATTAAGCTTAAATCTGGCGATGAATTTGATGCCCTGACTAAAGCTAGAAAGTTTCATAACTTTAAAAAGGGTGAACTAAAGAAAATAAAACGTAAATATAATAAAAGATTTCGCCAGACTTTTAAGTCTCTGGCCAAAGAAGATTAGTTAATTTATAAAGCCTATTACATAGTAGTAGGCTTCAATAAATTAACTCCAACTGAAAGGCTGTTTGCTTATGTATAAAGTTATATTCGATGGTAATGCAATGCTCTGTATAGATTTAGATGATGCTACTGAGACTGCTCTGCATCTAAGAGATGCTGAATATAGTTCTGTTCAGATTGTTCCGGCAGAGCCGACTGACATAGATTCTTTCATTGAGATAGAGGTATAGAGATATGAAAATAGTTATTTGTACTCAGCACGTTGAAAACTATGGAGCACATGATTGGAATGGCGAAGGAAAATGCCCTAAGTACTGGAAGTACAAAGGCGGTAGTACTTATGTTGTATCTGATGTAGATATATCAGATGCTACAGATAAAAGCTATTGGTCTGAAATAGCTGATGCTGTTGTTTCCAGTGATGATTACTGGCAAGAGTATATTCTTTTGATGGAGCTAGTAGATGATATAGATTTTGATATATCTAAATACTGTGAAGATTGGGAAGAACCTATAGACTTGGAGGTATAAAATGTTATCATTAGCGACAATAATGACAATGGTATTTGGTGGTATAGTATTAGGTTTAATATTTGAATACTATGGAGGCCATGATGAATAGATATACAGTTTGGGTTGGTGGTGTTGAGGCTAATCAATACTATCTAACCAAGGGCGAGGCAGAAAAGTTAGCGGCTATCTATATAGCTGAAGGTTATAACGATGTCTATATAGAAAAAGTATAGTAATTATTATTTTAAAATGTCTTTATTAGTTAGTAAGTTCTTACGAACTAACTAATAAAGACACAAAAGAGGCGAACCGATATGAAAAAAGTTGATTTGTTTTACACTCCGACTAGCATGAAAGACTTAGAAGATAGATTGGAAAGCTTTTCAGGCAGCGAGAAGTCTATAGCTTGGCTTGCCGCAATGATGGCTTGGAATCTAGCTTGTGATATAGCTAACAAAGAAGAGGATAAATAATATGATACATATTACGAAACTAGAAAAGACTTTACGGTCACGTTTAGATGCAGAATTAGTTAGTTCTTGTGGTATACTAGGAATCTGTATTAGTTATAAGAGCAAACATATAGATGCTTTTAAAGCTGACTCTGAATATATGTTCCATAGTTGGGGCAATAATGGAGATGAAATAGATATATTCTGGGGTCACTATGACCTTACAATCTCAGAAGCTCTAAACATTTGGAAAGATAAAATTAACCAGAATCCCGCAGGAAAAAGGTGGTAAAATGGTAGAAGTTAGCGATGAATTTGTACATTATTTAGTTGAAAGACTAATAAAAGATGGATATATTACTAGCGGTGAAGTCTTCAACGCCATCGAAGACTGGAATGACCGCTATATAACTCAAGAAGATTAATTTTAAATGGACTTATTAGTTAGTAAGTTCTTACGAACTAACTAATAAGTCCACAATTGGAGATGCCGATGTTTAATACTCATTGCAAAGCAGTTCAGGAATACTCTCAGCGTAGTGCTACTAATATGTCAGATACAGTTCTGATGGTAGTTCTAAGCATTCAACAAAACTGGCTTGGTGTTGGCGAACAGATAGCCGATGTAAGATTAAATAAATCTGAGTCTCGATTCTTGTGGGGCAATAAAGCCAAGACATATAGCTACTTAAAATCTAATCAGCATAAAGTATATGCTCAAGTGATGGCCGTTATCAACAGCAAACAAACAGATTTCCTAAAGTCTATATCGCTAATGAATATATTCTTGAGGGTTGATGGCTTGGGCTTAGCTAAAGCTGGCTTCTGCTGTCAGTTGATTGCAGGGTTGGTAGGCTGTATGGATACTCATAACATTAGGATGTATGGGTTGGATACTAAAGACTTAACACTGGCGAAAAATCCCAAGACCCAGAAGGGCATCGATGCCAACAACGCTAAGATAGATAAATACATAGAGCTATGTGCTGACTATGGCTGTGAGAATCTTTGGAATTCTTGGTGTAATTTTGTAGCTACTAAATCTAAGCGGTGGCAAGATGGAAATCATGTATCTGAAGTACATTATACTTACTTAACTGGAGAATAGCTATGAACGACATAGAATTTTTTGATTGGCTAAAGACTTGTCCGTCTGATGACTGGACTGTTATAGATGCTACCACTTCATCAGTTAAAATTAAATTCCCCATTAAACTCTTTAAAGAACTAGATAAAAGTTTACTGCTAGTCCATAATGTTACTAGCTCCCAGTTATGGATTACAGACTCTGAGCTGAAAGAAGCCAACGAAAAAGCTTTAGAAATCTTTGATAAGTTCTATCTCAACGAAGGCGATGGCGAAGAAATTTGGGAAGAGATAGAAGTGAACGGTAAATTCTATGACATAAATTGTTGGGACGAAGGTATTGGTGAAGGATATAATGATAGAGAAGGCGCAGTTCATTGTACTATATATCCTTTAGACGAAGATGAAAAAGGCTATCGTTTTAATGATGGGCAAAGATGTATTAGATTATTCACTGTTGACAAAAGCTTAGGAGAAGAGTAATGGAATTTAAAACATTCGAGATAGAAGAGTTTCAAAAAATGGTAGCTATGGCAGTTCGTGAAGGTCTTAGTTTTAGTGCTAATGCCTGCGGTGACGAGCTTCACAGAGTCTATATAATAGAATATCATGGAGGTTATTAATGGAGTTACCTACCGAAGAAGAGTTTACCAAGGTTTGTTCGGAGCATCTATGGACTTTCACAATGGAGCCGGACTTAAACAGAGCTATGGAAGGTCTAAAAACATATCACTATATACATAATGTTATAAAACTTGGCGGCTCTAAGTACAAAAAGATACATAGAAAAGCCTTTGAAGACTTCATAGATAAAACTAAAGCGGAGGTAAATAGTTATGCAGCTCAACCCTGACGAACGAGAAGACCTCGTATTTAAAGTTATAGGTCAGATAAGAATTGATATATATGAAGGGGCATATGAAGCTTTATTTGAAATGCTAGAGCAGATAGACCCCAGATATTTAATAGGCTTTTTAGAAGAGGCAGAGCACCATGAAAAACTCAGATGGAATTAAAGAAGGTAATGTTATGTGGCGCATAGACTTTCTAGGATTATCTGGATGCCCTATGTATAGTTTTAGTTTAGAAGATGCTCATAAAGTTGCAAGACAGCAGAGCAGTGAGCCTTATATTGTTACTATGATTACTGGTGATAGACTTCAACAGGAGGTAAGCAGTGGAAAAATCTGAAGAGTTCTTTGAAATCTTAAATCAATTAAACATTAATGCAAAGTATTTTAAAAACAATATAAACTTTAAGCCTAGCGAAGATTTGCTAGACCGTTTAAATGATATTGAATTTGAGTTGCTAAGCATGATAATCAAAGATAAAGAAAAACAGTAACCAATTACTTAATGACTTATAAGTTAGTAAGTTCTTACGAACTAACTTATAAGTCAATTAAGTTAATTGTAGCACACTTTCATGGCGGTGTCAAGTAAAAAACCGCTTTACTTTTAAATAAATATATGTTATAATATACATTCAAATACACATTCAAATAGGTAAAAAACTATGGAAACTTTATTCAACTTAATCGCAAAACTAACACACTCTACAGTATTTAGCGGCAAGAAAAACGGTACAGTTTTAGGTAAGTCTTTTATTGTACGTAAACGTCAAAGCAAAAACCGATTCGAGGTTAGCCGTGGAGAGTGTTTCAATATCTTCCATTGCTATAAGTGGGCGTTCTACGTTCAGCACAATCAGTCTCGAAGCGTTAGCTTCAAGAATATTAAAGATATTAATGGCGTTGAAGGAGTACAAGCATAATGAATATTACACCAATGTTTAAAAACAATTCATCACTTCAAGCCATCCGAGAGGGTGGCTACGGCTCAGCAGATTTTAATATTGCAACACAGCCGTTAAGTTATTTTACACCTGAGCATGGTAATATCCAAAGCTCTAAGTCTGTTATCTATCGAACCGATACTGGTATAGAACTTGGGGTTCATGGCCACGGCTACAAGCCAGTAGCACCAAAGCAAATGATAAATGTTACTCGTAATATTATTGAGCGTTCTGGCCTCCAAGTAGAAGGTATTCAAGAAACTATTCGTACCTCTCACGATGGCTCTAGAACTTTTGTGCAGTATAAACTACCTGAACATACCTATAGAACTACTGACGGTGATACTGCATCACTGGGGTTGCTTGCAGTATCAAGCTTTGATGGTACTTGGCCGTTTATGATTAGTGCCGCTGCAATTCAATCAGCTTGTACAAATCTACAAGTCTTTGTTGGTGGTGAGGTTGCTGTATTTAAAGCTAAGCATACCCGAAACTTAGACATTGAGGTTGGCTCAAGAGTTATCACCAAAGCCTTAGATGTTTTTGAAAACCAACGTGAGCTGTGGGACAGGTGGAGTCACGAAAGTTTAACAGACTCTGACGCATTCCAAGAGATTGTATCAGCCTTAAAGGTTGAGTCAGCACAAAAGATTCTGAGTGATACCTACTGGAGAACAGGTGAAGATATTATGCGTAATATGCCAAGGTCTAATCCATCATTAGAATATATTTATAATGCTTGGCATAAATACAAAAGACGTTTAGGTGCTAATCGTTGGGCATTATATAATGCTATGACTGATTGGTCTACCCATGCAACAGCACAGCGTAAAGATGCTATAATAAATATAGCTGCAACACAGAACTCTAGGCAAGCTGTTGTTCAGAACTACTTCTCAAAGGTGGCCTAATGCTTACACATAAATTAACTCAACGAGAGCAAGAGCTTCTTGTTATAACTATGGAGGAGTGCTGTGAACTAGCAATGGTTTGCAGTAAACTTCTCCGGTTCGGCAAGGAAGAACAACATTTAAATAATTTATTACAGGAGGCGGCAGATGTTACTGTCATGATAAATCTTCTTTCAGATTACAAGCTTGTTAGTCACATCGAAAGACTTGAAAAGATGTTTGACAAGCAAGATAAACTAAAGAAGTGGAGTGATGTTTTATGAATCAAAACTTAAAGAGCGCCAGAGATGATGTCGTCAATGGTCGATTAAGTTTAATACAAGCCTTAAACAAATGGGATTTAAAGCACGATGAGCTGCTTAAATTTATGATGGAGCAAGACCTAAAGGAGAAAGACAGTGACAACGATGTTCACGATAGAAAATAAAATTGTTCAGTGGCATGAAGACCGAAACCTAATTAAAGGGTCTACCGACCACCAACAATTTGAGAAACTGCTTGAAGAAGTAGAAGAGCTTAGAACAAACATAGAGTACGACCAGTTAGTTATAGATGACATAGGAGATATTATTGTAGTCTTAATTAACATTGCACACCGCAACGGTTTAACTTTATATGAATGTATTGAACATGCATATAACGATATAAAAGACCGGAAGGGCAAGATGGTCAATGGCTTGTTTGTTAAAGAGCAATGACTACAATCTTCATAGTAATAGGATTAGCCTTGTGCGGTGCATCGCCACTGGTTGTTTTTGTTTTAGCATTAGCAGCGATGTGGGCAGAGGGTGAATTCTTTTTTAAATAAAACTTTACAAACGTAGTAACTTGTGGTATAATACCACTTCATTTTAACCAACCATAGGAAATATAAACATGGCTATATTATCAGGAACAGCATACTGGGCAAGTGTAACTACACCAAACACTACATATGAACCAGTATACACAGTAAATCTAGTTGTTGACGAAGACACAGCGCAGAGCTTTAGGTCTAAAGGCTACTCAGTAAAAGACATGGACGAAGGCCCAGCCCTAGTTATTAAGCGTAAGGTTAACGGCCCGAACGGTATGGTTCGCCCTGCCCCAAAGCTTGTTGATGCTAGTAAAAACCCTATTGATGAGCGTGTAGGTAATGGCTCTACAGTTAAGGTTCAGTACAAAGAGTGGGAATCTGTTTGGAAGGGTAAGACTTTCAAGGGTCTAGACTTTCAAGCTATGCAGGTTCTAGATTTGGTATCCGTTGGAACAGTTGACGGTGGTGAGTTTGAAGTAGAAGACGAGATGGAGGAAGCGTTATAATGGGAACATACAAGTTAGGCGAAAACGTCTACGATGTATCGTTGCTAGATTCAGAAGCCCAAGGTTTATTCGGGCTTCTGAAGGATGCAATGATTAAGGTACAAAACTCTAATGCTGATGTGCAGTTGTATCAAGCAGCAGCTCAACACATTAAAGATTTGTTTGAAGATAAGCTTACGGATGAAGCTATTACAAGTGCAGAGGATGCAGACATTGAAGCCGCAGGCTAACCACGAGGTAACATCATGCCGTTTGTTAAATTTCATCTGCCCTGTCATTCGTGCGGAGGCAGTGACCCAGTAAGTCAGAACGATGACGGGTCAGCGTATTGCTTTAGTTGCAATACTTATTTTAAAGACTACGGCACACCGGAAGTGCAACATCAAGATACTGTAACGGACTTTACAAAGTATCAGCCCAATGGAACTGGAAGCGGTTCTAGTTATAATGCCTTGACCGATAGAGGTATCAGTATTGAGACAGCCAAAAAGTATGGCGTTAAATCTACTACCCTTAACGGTCAGGTTACTAGCCACCACTATCCTTACTTCCACAAAGGCGAAGAGGTAGCAACAAAAGTTAGAAAGCTCAACAAGCAGTTTGCTTGGAAGGGTGATTCTAAAGAAACGGGCTTGTTCGGAGAACAGCTCTTTAAATCAGGCGGTAAGTTTATTACAGTAGTAGAAGGAGAGTGTGATGCTATGGCAGCATACGAACTACTTGGAAGTAAGTGGCCTGTTGTATCTATAAAATCAGGAGCACAAGGAGGTGCTCGTGACGTTAAGAATAGCTTAGAGTTTCTAGAATCTTTCGATACAGTAGTGTTATGTTTCGACAGCGACACCGTTGGCAAGGACGGAGCTAAGGCAATTGCAAAGCTTCTCACGCCCAACAAGGCTAAGATTATGACACTGCCCGAAGGGTTCAAAGACCCTAACGATATGCTCAAGGAGCGTAAGCATTCCACCTTTGTTAATTGTTTCTGGGATGCAAAAGTCTATACCCCTTCTGGGATTATGAACCTGTCCAATCAGCTAGATGAATACAAGCGTTTACGGACAGAAAAGCTTCCGTCAATTCCATATCCTTGGAGTGGATTAAACAAGAAGCTAGAAGGCATGAGAGCAGGTGAGCTTGTAACTCTTACTGGCGGCACTGGTCTTGGTAAGTCTTCAGTAACCAGAGAACTAGAACACTGGCTCATTAACCATACAAAAGATAACGTAGGTATTGTAGCTCTTGAAGAGAACTGGAGCCGCACAGCCGAAGGTATCATGGCAGTTGAAGCTAACGCCAAGCTGCATCTGGATAGCGTTAAGAATGAGATAGGTGATGAAAAACTTGAACAGTATTACCGCAAGGTATTCATGGGAGAGAACGAGGGTAGAGTTTGGATTCATGCTCACCTTGGTGTCAATCACCTAGAAGATATATTCAGTAAGCTGCGCTATCTAATTGTAGGTCTTGACTGCAAGTGGGTCGTAGTTGACCACCTTCATATGCTTGTACTTCAAGCTTTAGAGGGTGACGAGCGTAAAGCTATTGATGGTATTATGCATCGGCTACGCTCTCTTGTAGAAGAGACAGGTGTAGGAATGATTCTAGTATCTCACCTGCGTAGAGTTGAAGGCAACCGTGGGCATGAGAACGGTATTGAAACTGGACTCTCACACCTTAGAGGTTCACAAAGTATTGCACAGTTATCAGACTGCGTTATATCTTTAGAGCGCAACCAACAATCAGAGGATGAGATTGAGGCATCAACCACCAAGGTTCGTGTCCTTAAATCTAGATACACTGGTGACGTTGGTGTTGCTTGTAGTCTTCTCTATGATGGAGGCACAGGTAGACTTTCAGAAACATACAAAGAGGAGGAGCTTGAGTTATGAATTTAGTATTCGACATTGAGGCTGACGGCCTCGACCCCAGTAAAATCTTTTGTATTGTCGCTCAAGATGTAGACACAATGGATGTGTTTACATTTGACAACACTCAACTCGAAGAGGGTTATGGGTTGTTACGAGCAGCCAACAAACTAATCGGACATAACATTCTTGGTTATGATATTCCGGCCATCAAGAATATTGCAGGCGTTAACCTGTACAACAAAAAGCTAGTAGATACTCTTGTACTTTCTAGATTGTTTAAACCAACTCGTGAAGGCGGTCACGGTTTAGAGTCTTGGGGCTATCGGCTAAAGTTTAACAAGGGTGACTATGGCTCAAACCAAGATGCGTGGGATGCTTACTGTCCTGAGATGCTAGAGTATTGTAAGCGTGATGTAGAGCTTAATACAAAAGTATATCAACAGCTACGTGTCGAGAGCCGTGGGTTTACAGCACAGTCAGTTAATCTTGAACACGCTACAGCTAAGATTATAGAGCAGCAAAGGCGTAATGGTTTTGAGTTAGACATGCGTAAAGCTATGCTGCTTGTTGCAATGTTCCAAGAAAAACTAGATGCTACAGAAGCTGAGGTGCATGAAACATTTAAGCCCAAGGTTACTGTAGAAATCCTAAAGCCCAAGTATACTAAAAGCGGTAAGCTTGCTAAGGTTGCTGAGGGCGCTGAAGGAAAAGGTACTAGACTTACTGACGAAGAGTATGATATAATGTTAGTAAGCGACAAGCCCCTGAAGCGTGAGACTCATATAGAATTTAACTTGGGTTCTCGCAAGCAGATAGGTGAGTATCTTATCGAAGCAGGTTGGACTCCAAAGAACTTCACACCAACTGGTCAGCCAATTGTTGATGAAGGTACACTGTCTAAGGTTAAAGATATACCAGAAGCTGCCCTGATTGCTAAGTATTTAATGCTTCAAAAACGCTTGGCTCAGGTCAACAGTTGGATAAAAGCAGTAGAGCCTGATGGCAGAATCCGTGGTTATGTTAATCCTAATGGAGCTGTAACAGGACGAATGACACATAGCCATCCTAACACTGCTCAAATACCTAGCAGCAACTCGCCCTACGGTAAAGAGTGTAGGTCTTGTTGGACAGTAAAGTCTGGCAATAAACTAGTAGGCATTGATGCTTCAGGCTTAGAACTTAGAATGCTTGCACACTATATGGACGATAAGGAGTATACAAATGAAATCCTCAACGGTGATATTCACAGCGCTAACCAACGACTTGCAGGACTTGAATCAAGAAATCAGGCAAAAACTTTCATATATGCATTCCTCTACGGAGCAGGAAATGCAAAGCTTGGGTCAGTGGCTAAAGCAGGTCAAGCAAGAGGTAAACAATTGCGAGAACAGTTTCTTAATAGTGTCCCATCACTTAAATCTCTTGTCAAACGAGTACAACGAGAAAGTAAAAAAGGATTCCTTAAAGGGCTAGACGGACGCAAACTTTCTATACGCTCTGAACATGCAGCACTTAACACGCTGTTACAATCAGCGGGTGCTATAGTTATGAAGGAAGCTTTAGTAATCTTAAATGAAACGATAAAGAATCTGCAACTGGATGCTAAGTTTGTAGCCAATGTTCACGATGAATGGCAGATTGAATGCAGTGAGAAAGACGCAGAAGCAGTAGGTCAGGCAGGCGTTGATGCTATTGTTCAAGCAGGTAAAAACTTAAACTTAAACTGCCCCCTTGATGGGGACTACAACATCGGAGATGCATGGCATGAAACCCACTAAAAAATGTAATCGTTGCGAAGATGAATTAGTAGCTGAAGAAAACTGGACTATGGGTAATGTTCGCAAAAAGAATTATATATGCAAGGCGTGCGATAACGCTAAACGAAAAGTGAACTTACAAAAAGCTAAGGAAGAAACTAACTCAGAAGAGGTTGAACAAGATGAAGCCGTGTAAAGAAGATAGGAAAAAGTTTGACTTGGACTTAGCTTATGGCGAGGTTCGTGAAAATAAAATTGCAGATATGCTTACAGGTAAAAAGATAGAAGTTAAATCAGAGCGTGACCTGTGGCAAAAGACAGGAAACATTTGCATTGAGTATAAGTCTTACGGAAAACCATCGGGTATTGATGCAACCGAATCCGACTACTGGTTTCATAATCTTTGTATTGGTGACGATGAATACTGCACACTGGTATTCAACACCAATACACTCAAGAAGATTGTCAAACGCCTAGATAGTTTCAAAACTGTATCGGGTGGCGACCATAAGGCAAGCCAGATGTACCTGTTAAATCTTCAGAAGCTATTCTCTTCTGATGTAATCAAAGCCTTCAAGGAGTTAGAAGATGAATCAGAAGCCGCTTAGTACTGTAGTCCCTGATATATATGGGCTGCTTGAAAACCTTTCAAACGGTGAGCCTCTTCCAATAACGGAGGAGGCGCTTGATGAGACAATGGCTTCAATGAAAGAAGCTATCCTTCATTGGGCAACACCCAGAGAAAGAGACACTGACTTCACTGTCCGAATGTCTAACGTAGGTAAGCCATCTCGACAGATGTGGTTTGAGAAACGTGACCCCGAAGGTAGAGGCGGGGTTGATGGCCCAACTCAGATTAAGTTTCTGTACGGCCATATACTAGAAGAAGTAGCACTGATGTTAGTTCGGATGGCAGGGCATAGTGTTACAGATGAACAAAAAGAAGTTAAGGTCAAAGGTGTAACAGGCCACATGGACTGTAAAATAAACGGCCAAGTAGTTGATGTTAAGTCTGCATCTAAGTTTGCGTTCAATAAGTTTAAGAATGGCACGTTAAATTCGGATGACCCTTTCGGTTATTTAGGACAGCTTGCAGGATATGAGGCTGCTGAAGGTACAGACGAAGGCGGGTTTCTTGTTGTAAACAAAGAAAGCGGTGAGCTTTGTATGTTTATACCTGACGACTTGGATAAGCCTAACATAGATACTAAAATAGATACACTGTTATGTGATTTAGAACTTGACACGCCACCTGACTTGTGTTATAATCCTATACCTGACGGCAAGAAAGGTAACATGCAACTGCCTAAAGGATGCACATGGTGTAAGTATAAACACGAGTGCCATAAGGATGCCAACGATGGTAACGGCCTCAGAACTTTTAAATACTCTACGGGATATAAATATCTAACTCACGTAGAATCAGAACCAAAGGTGGACGAGATATTATGAATCGCAAGAAGTCTAAACGCATAAGGAAACATGCAGAAACTTTGCAGATTGAATGGCTTAAAAGTCTCCTCAGTGACGAGGAGGCTTCTAAGATTACTAAAGATAACTTCAGGGATATGCTGCCACAACAAACACATCTGTGGGCGCAGGGTACAATACACACTAGCTTCTATACCTTGAAGTGGCTAAGCAATAAGATAAAACAATTAATAAAAATATTCCCCGACAAGGATGTTGAGGATATTACTCCCCAAGATATTGCATGGAAGATGGAGCAACGATGAAAAAAGTACGCAAAGGCTATAGGAAGCCAAGAGTTAAACGCCCAGCAGAAAAGGATGTGGTTAAAGGCTATGATTCAAACTGGGAGTATGAGTTACACTCTGGCATCCTAGATGCTTGGGAGCACCACGTTGACAAGGTTGAGTACACAGTTACACATAAGTACGAGCCAGATTTTGTCAGAGATATTGACGGAAAGAAGATACTGTTAGAAGCTAAAGGACGCTTCTGGGACAGCGCAGAATACTCTAAGTATGTCTGGGTTGCTAAGGTTCTTCCGGACGATGTTGAGTTGGTGTTTCTATTTGCAAACCCCAACGCCCCTATGCCTGCTGCTAAAGTTCGTAAAGATGGTACAAGACGTTCACATGGCGAGTGGGCTTCAGCTAATAACTTTAGATGGTTTAGTGAAGATAGTATCCCCGATAACTGGATTAATTTAAAAAAGAAAGAGGACTTTAAAGATGAGCATTGATGATGCTACCCCGCAAGAGTGGAACAGGATGAACTTTGAAAGAAACAAAATGGGTGAGCCTACGTTTGAAGAGTACATGAAACGCTTAAACTCTAAGTATGTTTACGATAGCACCGAAAGCTATGGCAATGAAGTAACTACAGATGCAGGAGACTTTGCAGATTGTTGGGAGCCTGAGCTTTCTTTATGTCCTGTAGAGAATCCTCCACACTATAATATGGGAAACGTAGAATGTATTGAGGCTATACAGGAGTCCATGTCCAGTGTTGCATTCAAAGGCTATCTCAAGGGCAACTGCATGAAATATTTGTGGAGGTATGAGTACAAAGGCAAACAGGTGCAGGATTTACACAAAGCTATGTGGTATATGAAAAAGCTTAGCGGTATAGTTGAAGAGGAAAACAGCTAATGTTATGTTGGCACTGCGGCTCAGAAGTTATTTGGGGTAATGATGTAGACATCAGCCACGAAGACGAACAGTTTGCAGTAGAGACAAACTTAACCTGCCCGAACTGTAAATCTTTTTATGTTATTTATTACCCTAAAAAGGAGGAAGAAATTAATGGCGAAGTGGTGGCGAATATGGGCAAAGAGTCTAGGTGAAAAAGTTGGCGAGACAGATAAGCAAGCTAATACTGTTGCTTGTATTAGGACTATTTGGTGGGTTACTCATATGGTTACATGCATCTTTATTATTGCAGGCAACGTAAAAACACTGGGTCTTTTGTGATGGATAGAAAAGAAGAAAGGCGCGACAGATTTGACCGCAAAAAGAAGTTTAAAAAACTAACAAGGTCTTCTAAAGCTAAGGCCGAAAGGAAAAAAACAAAAGGGAACTACAATGACAATGAGTTTTATGAACATGCTGTGGAGCATTGAGCCTAGAATGGGCTTTGGTTTAGACATAGAGTCTTGTTCTAGTCGTCCGGTCTGGACAACAAGCCTAAGTGACGACAAGATAGAAGCTATGGAATTTGACGGACTAGTTTTATGTATACCTTTTTTTATTATAATAATTGGAAACGTGTGGAGGACAGACAGCGATGAATGATAAACATCTATTTATGCTAAGGGTTTTATTTTTAACAATTATATCACCAGTATATGTGCCTGCGGTTGTTTTATACAAGCACAGAGAAGAAGCATACGACTTTTACAGAGAAGTCTGGCAGGTAATCAAAGGAACTCACAAAGAATTACAGGATTAAATAATGGATAAGTACCAACAGTTTATACACAAAAGCAGATACGCAAGATGGCTATCAGAAGAAGGAAGACGCGAGACTTGGGAAGAAACAGTACAAAGATATGTAGACTTCTGGGTTAATCGTGGGCAGCTCGACAAGAAAACAGCTCAAAGATTATATGACGGAATACACAGCCAGAAGGTAATGCCATCAATGCGATGCATGATGACGGCAGGTGTAGCTTTAGACAAGGATAACGTGGCAGGGTTCAACTGTAGCTACCTAGCTATTGATTCTCCACGAAGCTTTGATGAATTAATGTATGTTTTAATGTGCGGAACTGGCGTAGGCTTTAGTGTTGAACGAGCATTTATCAACAAACTTCCAGTAATTGCTGAGACTTTTCACCCGACTGACACAACAATTGTCGTAGCTGATAGTAAGATTGGATGGGCTTCTGCGTTTCGTGAACTGGTTGCTATGTTATATGCAGGAAAAATCCCAAAATGGGACATGAGTAAAGTAAGACCTGCGGGTGCTAGACTTAAAACCTTTGGCGGTCGTGCTTCAGGTGCTGCACCACTAGAAGATTTGTTTAGGTTCTGTGTAGAAGTATTCCAAAAAGCAGCAGGACGCAAGCTAACATCTATTGAATGCCACGATGTTGTATGTAAGGTTGCAGATATTGTAGTGGTAGGTGGCGTTAGACGCTCAGCACTTATAAGCCTATCAAACCTTTCGGATAATCGCATGGCTAAAGCTAAGGTTGGTGCATGGTGGGAAGCAGATGGGCATAGACGCTTGGCTAACAACAGCGTAGCATACACTGAGAAGCCAGACTTTGAAGCGTTTATCAATGAAATGAAGACCTTATACGAAAGTCGAGCAGGTGAGCGTGGATTGTTTAGTCGTATAGCAGCTCAAAACATTGCAGCTCGTAATGGCCGTAGAGATTCTGAGCAAGACTTTGGCACTAACCCCTGCTCTGAAATTATCTTACGCAGCAATCAATTCTGTAATCTATCTGAGGTTGTTGTACGTGAAGATGATACAGCAGAAACACTAAAGGAAAAAGTAGAACTGGCCGCTATCATTGGTACATTACAGGCTACTCTTACAGACTTTAGATATTTGCGTAACATTTGGCAGAAGAATACAGCGGAAGAAGCCCTGCTTGGTTTAAGCATGACAGGAATTATGGATAATAAACTATTATCAGGCCAAGGTAGTCAAGATGAACTGGAAGAAACACTGGCAAGTTTACGTGAACACGCTATTAAAGTTAATGAGAAGTGGGCTAAAAAGCTTGGAATTGAACAGTCTGCTGCTATTACATGTGTTAAGCCGAGTGGTACTGTATCTCAGCTTGTTGACAGTGCTTCCGGCATTCACCCTCGCTTTTCTAAGCATTACATTCGGAGAGTTCGTTCTGACAAGAAAGACCCGCTTGCAATCTTTATGGAAGCAGCAGGATTCCCAGTAGAACAAGATGTTATGTCAGAGTCTTCAGTTGTGTATAGTTTTCCAGTTAAGTCTCCAGACTCCAGTGTTGTAGTAAAAGAAGTAGGAGCTATGGAGCAACTAAGATTATGGAAGACGTATCAGAATTTCTGGTGTGAGCACAAACCAAGCATTACTGTTTATTACACAGACGATGAGTTCTTGCAGGTGTCCCAATGGATATGGGAAAACTTTGACATTTGTTCGGGTATTAGTTTGTTGCCAGTTAGTGACCATGTTTATCAGCAAGCTCCTTATGAAGATATTAGTAAAGAAAGTTATGATGAACTGGTGGCTGTTATGCCTAAAGATGTAAACTGGAATGACTTAGTTTACTTTGAACAAGAAGATAACACTACAGGCTCACAAGAATTAGCGTGTGTCGGTGGGGCTTGTGAGATAGTATAAGGAGATATACATGAAAGCAAAGGAAGCTAACATACTCTCATTTAAAATAATAGTCAATCATTCAGGGGCCATCCTAACGGAGCTAGGTGGCCTTCCTGAAGACCGACTACATGAAGTATTTAAAGGTGATGAGCTAAACCTTATTCGTAAGATTATTCGTGATGCTAAACCTAAGTTAGAAAGCATGCACGACTACCTTGAGAAAGAGCTTACAGCCTTCTCTACCACTTAGATTTATTAGCCCAATATGCCGCAGACATCTTGCCCTTAGCAATATTCTTGGCATGTCGGGCTTTAAAACTTGCACGTTTCTTTTTCATTTTATCTGACTCTCCGGCTTTGGGCTTGCCTGCTGTTTTGGCTCCCTGCTCTCCGTACCGGATTGTTTTGATTTTGTCGCCTTCTTTTGCCACAACAATATGGCTTTTCTTCGGGTGATTTGGTGTACGCTTCGGTTTATTATATCCGCTTACTCCTGCTCTAGCTAAACGTGGGTCTTTTTTCTTACTCATTTTCTATAGCTCCGTGTTTTCTTGGCAATCTTTTTGGGTTGAGCGCTATGCTGCTTACCTTTTTTAGTGTCAGCTCTTTTCTTTCGGGATGTCGCTGCATACTCTTTTTTGGTTAAAGCCTGCCTAGCTTTCTTAGGCAGATAACGCTCCCCAGTTGCTTTCTTTCCTTGGGTACTAGGCTTACCTGACTTAGTACCCCATTCTTCTTTAGTCCATTTCTTTAAAGATTTCTGTGATTTTTTAAGTGGCATTATTTGTAACCTCCACCTTTTGCTTTATATTCCTTTGCAAGCATCTGTGCCTTACGTGCTGACCATTGACCTGCCTTACCGCCTTTAGAGCCTGCTTTGATTTTATTAAACAGATTCTTCCGCATAGTAGGTTTGGTATAGTTACCTGCCTTATTAACTGTTGATTTTTTTTTCCTAGCAATAGCCATTTTATTTATCCCTCTGTACGCCTTTAACTTTCTCTGCGGTACGCATTGCGCCTAACCCAAGCATACCCATGAGGACAGGCATCATTTGACTTAAATCAAGGATTGGAATGCTGACCTCAGACTCAACCAAAGCAAGCGTAAAGTTGGCCAGTGGGATAACCAAGAAGTTACCCGCCATGCCAAGTACAGCCACCCACCCCACAGCAGGTCTCCACCCAGAGACAAACAACGACTTATGTGCCGCTTCAGTCTTATTAACTTCAATCTGAGCTTTCGCAAGTTCCTGCGCGTGTTTTTCAGCCATAGTGCTGAGTTCAAATGCGATAGCATTCTTCTTGTCTTTATCCTCTATAAATTTATCTAACAGTCCGGTAACCGGCCCAATCAATGATTGCAACATAAGTATATCTCCTTAATAACACCACATCACAGGAGCTTTGTCAGCTCCACAAATCCTGCTATCCACATGGATGAAAGAACGAGCGACTCCAATGCCGCCAAATCCCATCTTGATAGCTTCCTGTACAATCTTGTACCTTTCACTTCCGTTACGTGCTCTAATGTCTGCTGCAATACCTTGGGCATGTTTTCCTGCTTTCTCCTTACGTTTTTCAATGGAGTGGCTGGGACTCCTGTAACCACTCGTTATAATAAACGGAAAGCCACACGCCTCCCGCAGTTCGTCAAGCTTGTGTATAAAGTCCCTTGACATTTCGTTTTCGCCAGTTTCCTGACAATTAAAGTCTTCTAGCTTAAAGTATTTGAATTCACTCATAGTCCTAAGTCCTTTAATGTGCCAACAAATATCTTGCTTTTAAATTCATTACCCTTGTAGTTGCTTATCCAGTCTCTAAGCTTTGCATACTCATCAGGAAGAACAGAGTTTATTTGTCTTTCTAATTTGCTAAAGTCATATGTATCTGTAACATAAACCTTGTCACCTTCTACAGTTACGCCCCCTCCACCTACAGAAAATGCAGCTTCTTCTGTGGGTGTAATGTCACCAGACTTCATACGAGCTTCTAAATTGTCACGCTTTCTTTGCGCTGCGCTGCCAACCTGCGCTCTAACATTAGATTCTTTTAAGTTGTAGTCGCCATAGTCAATAGTGCTTTTGTTTTTACTTAAAGCATTAGCAGCAGCAAAACCTAGAGCCTCAATGACTTGTGGGTTATAATCATCTTCTGTTTTGTCGCCAGCAAGCGGGTTAAAAAACGCAATAAGGTTTTTAGCTACTTGAGATTGTGAAGCATTATAGAAACCTTTTAGCGTATCCACAAGACTTTCTTGGTCTTCCATCTGCTTTTCAGATTCTATCTCAATATCTTTAGGCTTAAACTCTATTGCTGGTAGTTTTATTTCTTTGGGTTCTTCTGTAGTACCCACAGTGTTTTCTGCTGTACGCCCTTCAGAACTAAAATCAAGGTCTGGTAGTTTAGTGTCAGACAAATCGGGAGCATCAGGTGTATTAGCTTCTCGCACCTGCTCCATACTCATATCGCCCATTACATATTTTCTAAGGTCTGGAAGTTTTGCTCCGCTTAAATCTGTAGCAGCGGGTTCGCCTGTAGCTCCAGTTACATTTTCTGCTGTGCGTCCACTAGAACTAAAGTCAGCCCCCAGTAGTTTTCTTAAAGCTTTAAAAGTTTTTCCCGCTTGTGCAGAAACAGCCTCGCTTGCATCAGATACTATGCTTCCAACACTTTCGGTTGTTTCAGATACAGTATCTAATAAGCTTTCACCGACCTTAGATGTGCCTTCTTTAGCAGCGTCAATTGTTTCTGATATTGTACTTTGTACATTTTTAGAAACATTTTCTACAGTTTCTTTAATCTGCTCCACTTCTTTAATAGGCTCTGCCTGCTCAATAACTTTAGCTTGCTTTGAAATATCAGACGCATCCTCTTTTTCTATAATCAATCTTTGTCCGGCATAGATTTTGTTTACATCTTCAATTTTGTTTATTCGAGCAAGGTCATCCATTGAAACTCCCTCATCTAAAGCAATCTGAGAAAGTGTATCGCCTTGTTGAATTACGTATCCACCTTCTGCAAACATCTCTTGGCCTTTACGTAAGTCGGCTCTCATCTCTGGAGTTATTTCAATTGTAGGAAGCTTAACGGTTTTATCGCCTTGCTTATATTCTATCATTTTAATTTCAGTATCATACTTCTTAGCAAAGTTATTTTTCCAAAGCTTTTGTAGGGTCTTATCATAGAAATCAAAAAACTTTTGACCGCCTGCTTTAAATGTCATGTCGGCTGATAAAGAATATTCGCCATCATCTTTTTGCTTAGAGCTTAAAAGTTTTTCTGCGTTTTCTTTACCTATCATTTTAGGCAGCTTTTTTTCAACTTCATCAAAGTTATCAAAACTTAACACAAAATCATTATAGCCTTCTTCTCCTTTTTTAACGCCTTGCACAAGCCAACTTCCTTCGCGCTCAGGATTGGAATCAGGATATAAAAGAACTTTAGAAACTTCTGCTAGCTTAGCATTTCTTTCAGCCTGCATTCGTCCAGTAGTTAAAGCAACTTGGTTATAGCCCTCTTCTGCTGCTACCATCATAGCCTTACGTAAGCCCTGAAGTCCCCAACGCTTTTCAGATTTAAAAGGAAGGTCTGGAACACTAGGTGCAGTACCAAAAACTACAGAATCTATTTCTGCATCCATTAAAAGTTCTTCAAATAATTCATCTTTCTTTTCTTCAGAAACATCTAAGCTTTTTATTTTTTCTCTGCGCTGGTTAAAAGTTTGTTTCTTTAAAGCTTGTTCTTTAGCTTCTTTTGCGGTTAAATAACCTTTACCACCTATACCCGTAGCTTCTTGATGAGCATCTGCTTGAATCTCATCTACAAGAAGAGTTCTGTTAAATGCATCATCAACCTGCTCTATATCCGCTAAACGAACATGAGCTACAGGATTTATAAGTTCTGGAAAGTGTGTATTTTGGTAATCTAAATCTACTTTCTTAAATTTACTAGGTAATGTAAACACAAGCTCACGATAGTTTTGAGTATCTTGACCTTCAAACGCATAGTCTAAATGCATGTCAACAGTTCTAAAATCTCCAGTAGTTTTTTCCCACTCTCTAAACTTTTCTTCAATCCATCTATCAACATCCTCTTGCTTATAATCTAGCTCTTCCATCATGTCTACATCGTGAGGATAGTTTTCATTTGCCCAAGCCCAAAACTCATCATCAGAATCTAAATCATCTGATAAAGTATCTATAGGCATGTCATCTGCAACTTCGTCTGGGTTTTTGCTTGGCTTCCCAACATAAATATCAAAGTCAAAACCAGTTTCTTCAAAGTGTTGTACCACTTCTTCTTTTGTAACTGGTTTATTATTTCCAAACTTTTCAGCCGCACCTGTCCAATCTAGCTCTTCTTCACTTACACCTTTCTTTTTAATTTCATTTAAAAATGCTTGTCCGGCTTTTGGTTTAGAGCCTTCAAGTTGTAGCGCTGATTTATGTGCTTTACTATAAAAGCCTGACTCCATTTTAGGTGCAAAAGCTTTAGCTGCTTGTGTAGCTCCACGTACAACGCTGCCAAAGGCAAAGCCGTGTCGTGGGTCTTTTTTATCAAAAGACTTTGAAGACGATAACTTAAACTGCTCAGGCTCAAATAAAATATAAGAGTACGAGTCTTCGCCAACATAACTAGGTTCAGCAGTATTACGATATTTAATAGAATCAAAGCCTAGCTTATTTATAAAGTCTTTAAACTTCATGTTAAACTCAGCACGTTGCAAATCCATTTCAACTTTTTCTAGTGGAGTTGCATAAGGTTTAGAGTCTATGCCGATGTACTTAACAAAATCAAATGACTCGTCTTCTAATATATCAATAATGTCAATATCTTCTTGAGTTATCTTAGCGCCTTGAGCTTTAGCAGACTTTAACAAAACTCCGATAGATTCCATATCTTGAATAATATGCTCAGCTCTCCAACTTGGCATATCCTCATCAACAATCAAAGGTTTCTTTACATCAATATAACCTTCTTGTACTGTATACGGTCTTATCTTTTTGTCAGTCCCCTTCATTTCTTTTGAAATATATTCAAAGAATTTATCGTAAGCATCAGGCTTAGGTGCTGTAGGGTTTCCGGTAAACTGTTTCATCAACCGCATTGCTGCTTCTTGGTCGTTGCCAGTAAACTCTAAAGCCATATCCCTAATCATTACTTTGTCTGCTGCGCCTTTAGCACCTACGTGTGTACCTATTTCACGAGCAAAAGGAAATGAAATATTGTAGTCTGCATTTTGATAGCTTGACACAACGCGATATACAGGGTCTTTTTTCTCCGAGTTTTGTACATACTTTTCCTGCGCTTCTTTACGGGCTTGAGGAGAAAGTATCGTGCTATCTTCTGGAGCAGCTTCAATACGTGGAGTTTTAAATCTTGAAAAGTCTACGTTGCCTCTGGATGCTACTTTAACCATAGCATTTTTAGACAGCTCAAATGCTCCTTTTTCGCTTAGCATTGGGAAAGTATTTTTTAGTTCTGTTCTAAAATAATCGTGCATAAAGTCTAACGAGTCTTCATCAAACTTATTAACAGAAGCTTTTTGAATTTCTTCTGGAGATAATTCAATACGAGCCTTATCTACAAAAGCTTTAATGTTTTTAATTTCATTACTTACTAAAGCTTTTACTACTACACCGCTTCGAGCATCGTCTTCCAAGTCTTCGATGTTTCTTAGAGCCATGACATGCTCTTCATCTAGACCATCGTCCTGTTGAATTTCTCGCAGCTTAGCTTGAGCATCCTGTGAATTACGCATCTCTAAAGCTTCTTGAAACTTAGGATTGCTGTTTATTTCTTCCAATGTTTTATATTTACCTTTTAGCTCATTTACAAGATGAGCCTCAGTCAAGTCATATAAATCATATTCAGGAGTTGCAATTATTCCCTCATCTCTAGCAAGAAGCAGATTAGAGTCTAAACGCTGTGCAGCTTTATCAACTATAGAGTTGTCAATCATTCCCTCAGTAACGCTAGAAATTTTAGCCGCAGTTGACTCAGACATAAATGGGACTTCAGGTGTCTCTGCTTTCTTTTTAACAAGATTTGTAAATGCTTTAGCCACAACCTGCCCACCTAAAGCATATCCTATAGGTTTAGGTGTTTTTTCAAACTCTGGAATCATGCCACCAAACACATCTTCTTGTGTTCTTTTTAGGCTTCTTCTATAGTGCCTAACATAATCTTCGCCTAATATTTGTTTACCAAAATAAGTTCCAGAAACAAGTGGAACTTTGTTGCCCATTGTAGGTATAATTCCCTGCTGAATCATACTTAACATATCTGAACCCGCAGGGCCAAAAGGCAGAGTAGCGTAAGCTAGGTTACTATTAGCATACTTAGCAGCGGTTTGTGAACGCTTTAAGCTGTCAAGCAAAAGACCATTACCGCCCCAACGGGCAATAGCTTCTTTAGTAATCTCCCACTCAGTTTTACCTCTTTCGTTTTCACCACCTGTACGAGCATAGTTAGTCCACCTAGCCATTCCAGTCATAATAGCACCCGCAGCTAAAAGCTTAGGAGCATTGCGCTTAGGATTTTTTATCATGGCTTTAGTAGCGCCTTTCAATACAGTGTTTGTAAATGCAGCAGGATAGCTAAGCAGTTGGAACATTACCGCAGTCTTAGGATTAGAAAACAACAGTGGTTTAATTCCTGACATTGCAGTAGGCTGTAGAATTACAGAGTTTGTATAACGTGCAGCGCCTCCTAAGAAATCAGTCTTGTAAAAATCATCAGACGTTTTTGCACCTGCATTATGCCAATCAACAGCTTTTTGCCAATCAATACCTAATTCAGCCAATTCGCCTGCAATTGTTTCTCCATCTGAATCTAATGTTTTATTTGTATAACGAGTAGCTAATTTTTTAATGTTATCGTCAATAAGGTTTTTGCCGCTTGCAAATGAAACATTCTGAACAAACTTAGTCCACTGGTCAAGCAAAGTAATTCTAAAAAACTTATTGCTCGCAGTCTGCAAACCTTCAGAAACTAACTCATCACCTGCTAGTCTATCTCCAACTTGAGCTAGTGCTTGGTCTACATGAATGCTAAAGTTACGCATTTCAGACAAAGCTTCTTTAGCAGTTAAGCCGTTTTCTTCCATTAGCTTTGATTGCATGTCTTTGGTAATTTTCTTATGAGACATTGACAATGCTTCGCCAAAACCCTTTACAGAATTTACAGCGCCTGCCTTACCAATATTAATAAATACTTCTGTTAAACTAGACAGTGTTGCCAAGCCTAACAAAGCTACACGGTTTGTAAAGCTGTAAGCATCTACCGCTGTTTGAGCAGTCTTTCCGTATCGCTCCATGCCTTCGCCCGTAGAAGTTCGATATAGTTTTTCTAGCTGACGCTCAATCTTAGGTGTAAAGTTTTGACCTTTGTTAGTCATTTCTTCACGTATACGGTTAATGTAAAAACCTTTAAACTGTTCAAAGTTGTTTACGCCTAGCACACGATGCTTAGCCACAGACTTACCTACCTGATAAGTATAAGCATGTAGCGAACCCAAAACATCAGAGTTTAAAAACTCTTCAAAATCTGCATCGTTTCCAATAGTATCAATTTTTCGTTTAGATGAAAAGAAGTAGCCGCTTGAAGTTCCTTGGTCTACTTGATTCTTAACGTCAAGCATATTATTAACTGTACGCCTAGCCTGCACTTTGCTCATACCTGCTTTAGTAACAAACAAATCTACTAGCTTATTAGGATTAGCCTCAATAGCGCTACGACTCCACATACGAGGAACATAGTTATCTACAAGCTTATCAATAACACCTATATCGTTAAGCTGTATACCCATATCTTGATATAACTTCTTAGCTTCTGTAGCTGCTTTATTTATTGCAGAGTTAGTTACTTCGTCAAACTGTGTATGTACAATAGGCTTTTCGCTTCTCATACTTTTACTAAGCGCATCGTTAATATCTGTAGCAAGTTTAGTATCTATTTCACTCAAAGATAAAGTATCTACAATAGCTCTGAATCTTTCATTATACTTACCAGTAACTTCGCGCTGAACTTCAGACAAATCTTTTTCTACAATTTTGTCTTGAGTTTTATATTTAATACCAAACTCATGGCTTAGTTTTTTCTGCAATTGTGCCGCAGTACCCGAAAACTTCACAATAGGCGAAAGAATACCTGCGCCTTTGCCCAAGAAGTTTCCGGACAAATCTGAAGCAATTGTGTATAAGCCCTGACGAATTCTACTTGTTTGTCCTTCAACGGTATCTTCAGCATTTGCAGCAGCTCGAATAACAGCTAGAATTTCTTTGCGTGTTTTTTCACCGCCACCTAAATCTTCAGCAAACTTAGATGCAGCTCGATTTATTGCGTCATCTTCGCCATCTATAACTTTAGCTATAGAACCTTCAGGGCCACCCATGCGTAAGGCTTCGTCAACTAAGTCTCCACCAGATGCAGGAATAAAATCACCCTCAAGTGCTTGTTCAAAAAGTTCATCAGCATCTTTCAACGCAACTTCTTTAGACGGTTTTGTTCCATCTCTAAAGTATTTATTAGCTATTTTAGAACCTGCGGCATATAAGCCAACACCAAAACCTGCTCCCAGTGTCGCACCAAAAGCAGTTTCACCTAAGCTATACTCATCTTTTATGTCAGCAGAAATATCAAGCTCTTGAGCTACGTGTGAGCCTGCTGCACCGTAAGTAGCACCAATCAAAGCTGAAGCCTTGTAAGGGTTTTTAGCTTGAGCCGCAGCAGTTGCCCGTACAGCATTCATTAAAGTTCTTGTAGCTGCCTGCTGTGCAGTTTTACGTGCAGCCACGCCAGCTACAGAAGTAGTGCCGCCTGTAACAGTGCCGGACAAAACAGCACCTACAGTTGCTAAACCTTCAGGGCTAAAGATTACATCTGATGTATAATCTCCTATGGCCGACATTGTTTCGCCCAAACCAGAAAGCTCTGCTTTGTCCCAACGAGATTTCATAGTTCTAAAAGCTTTTTTAACATCTTCAGGCGCATCGTCTAAAGCATTAGCCAAAGCAAGCGGAGCACCCAAGCGCATGGTTAAATCGCGCATGTATTCAGCGGGGTCAGTGTCTTGTCCCGTAGCAGCTTGGTCAATAATATAACTGCCTAGCCCTTGTTCTTCGGCTAAGTAATCTGTAAGTTTTTCAAAGCTTGCTTTTACTATTTCATCGTTTTCCCAATCAGTAACCGTATACGAATCAGGAACAGGTACACCTTCAATATCTAAATTTAGTCTTTCGCTTCCACGACCTGCGCTGTAATCTTGCCAATCAGAGCCGTCCATAGCTGCTGTTCCAGAACCTTCATACTTTATATATTCCATTAACGCTTACCCTTTATTTATGATTAAGCTTCAAGAGAGCCGTAGTTCTCAGTGTACTTGTTGCGTAAAACTTGCAGGCTTGCTTTAGCTAGTGTTAGTCTTCTTTTTAAATTTTTAGAAGCACTAGACATGGTAGCTAAACTTGGGTCGGCCATTTTAGTTTCTAATTCTGCAATTTTTTCTACTGTATTTTCAATTTCTGCATAGTCTTTATGCTGCGGTGAAGTCCATTGTCCTCTTTTGTTTTTTGCTTTTCCTTCAGGCATAAGCAAACTTGTAGTCTCTACACCGCTTTCTGGTGTACTAGCTTTTACACCTTCTATAGTTTTAGCGGGGCTAGTGCCAGAAAGAAATTCTTTAAACTTGTCTGGATTAGCATCAATAATCTGCAACATTCTTTTAGTGCCGCCATAGTCTCTAGGGTTTAAACCTAGTTTAGATGCGGTTACAACAGCAAACATAGTGTTATTTGCTCTTGCTCTAGATGCAGTATTTGCTAAATCTGGATTTTTAAAGAAAGACATATTTTCAAATTGACTTACTATGTTTTCTCTATCAGCATCACTTAAATTGTGATAATGGTCATAAAGCGCAACACCATCGGCAGCTATTCGGCTAATCCCCTCATTACCTGTTCTTAATTTATTTTGAGATGCAAGTTGGTCAATTTTAAACATAGTTGCAAAAGGATTGTTTATTCCAGAAACAGGTAAGTCTTGAGGATTTCCAGACTTCATGTTATCTAAAATCAAGCTCAACTGAACTATTCTACCGTCTTTTGCTGTACCCCAACCTTGTGAGGCTGCACTTACACCGCCCTGAGAAACATAAGAAGCTATTGTTCCTTTAGCTATTTCAGCAGCTTCAATATAATCAGCATCAGTTTCGTAAAACTCTCTTTCTTTTAAG